ATTATTAATCACCGTACCTGACGAACTAGCCGAAGGCGAACTTATTGTATTACTAGCATAAACAGGACTTGTAAACAGTAACCCTATTGGGAAAAGATACTTAAGGAAGTTGTTTGGGTTTCTATGGTTTGAGTGCGATTTATTACGGAAACTGCATCTAAACCTGGAGCTAGGAAATTTTCTACTAAACTGAAATCTGAACCTTCGTTTAGTATTTTCCATTGAGGTTTGCTTGTTAATTCTGGTGTTACCCATTGAAAATTAACCGCCCCATTGCCTGTATTTTGGCTTGTTGTATACGTTGCATCAGGTGAAATATAAGAATCTGTAGTAATGTTATGCCCTTGAACTGTATATGAAAACCCAGTTCTATAGTTTTCAGTAACAATAGTTTCTTGGATCGTAGAAACGCTACGACTAGATGATTCCATCTGACCTGTTGTAAATCTAGGTGTAATACTTCCTGCATAAGCACTAGGTATTGTAAGAAACAGGCATAGAAACCATCTCATTAATCAAGGCCAAGAGTGATAGTGGACTGAAGAGTTGCAGTTGTACCAGCACCCATATCAGATAGGTTAACTGTCAATGCTTGCCCACTATCCAATGTAATAGCTACAGATCCAACATCACCACCTGATATGACTGTATTTTTACCAAGTAAAGGAAGCGATGGCACTACTCCGTTTGTTACTGTGGCAGATAGCAGACTTGGAATAGCATCAGCTTCAATATAAGTTTCACTTGCAGAAAAAGCATCTCCTGTATTTACAACATTAAAGCTAGTGTCATAGTCAACAGTAGGAACACCATTAGTTATACCAGCATCGGCTAGATCAAGAGAGCCTATCTGACCTGCTACTGTATTAGCTTTCGGAGTGACATTTGTACCTCCAACACTAATAGACGATCCAATACGCTCTGAAGTGGCACTTGCACCTAATGTAGATACACTGGCTACTGATTGGATGCTATGTGTTATATCTGCATAAGCTGGTGCGGAGACCATAAATAAAAAGGGAAGTAGTTTTTTCATTTGATACCTACTTTGTTATTTTTATTATCTACTATAGTATCTTTTTTCTTTTTTATCTGAAAACCTAGTGAAGCTGTGGAAGCTGAAAAAATCGAAGCTATGAATGTGGGGTCATAGTATGAAAGGGATAAAAGTGTTGCCGACCACAAAAGTACGCAAACTTTAACTATGGTTTCGACTTTACTAGGCTCTTGATCATCCATGAAAGTTAAGATTCTTGTCTAATACTAGCAAAGTAGCTATGTTTGGAAAGTAAGACATATTTAACATCATGTTAAAAATTTTAAAACCTATATTGCTTAAGTTCTTTTCTTCATCAGCAATCAAGCAACTTATCGTAGATCTACTACGTTCTATTTGTAAACAAACATCAAATGAGCTAGATGATCAGGCTGTAGATTTTCTAGAGCATCAGTTGTTTCCTGGTAGAAACTTATGAAAGATAAATTTGTAATTTTTGCAGAGGAGCCTCCTATAGAACTACAACTATCTACAGAAATGCGTTGTAGAGAAATAGAAAACAATCCTGACATAGATTATGTAAAAAGGTATTGCATTAGTCTGTTGCGTAACAATGCAAAAAGAGATGCAATTCTTGCAGCAACTCTACAAGAACTAGCAGAAGCTCATGTAACAATTGCAAAGGCAGAACAGGCAAAAATAATACACTGGTGGGTAATGCGTAGAATGATAAGAAACTTTTTTATATCAATAGCATTGTTTTTTGTAGTCAGGTTAAACAAAGCACTAACAGCTATTAATAATCGCATAAACAAATAAATATAATAATTTGTTACAATATAAGTGCAGAGGTATTGAGGATGCTATGAAGCAATCCAAAAAAACTCGTTTGCAAGAACTACGACAAGAAGTTCGTACCTGTTCTGATCCTTATGAACTAACAGCTATCTTAGCCTTAGACAATGAAAGACTAAGGCGTGAATTAGCTAAATTACAAAGTTAGTTAGGGTCATAACGTCTTGTTTTCAGCTTTTCTACAGCTTGCTGTTGTTTTGTTGTCAGTAATTTATATAAAAATAAACGTAAATCAAAACGGAAGGTCATCTTGCTCCTGATCTTGTGGTTTTGCTACAGATACAGAACCTGATACAAAGTTTGTACCTTTTTTAGATTCACGATTCCATGCACTAACAGGAACTTTTATTACTTTTTCACCTGCATAATTATCTTCTCCAGGTTGTGCAGTAATCCATTCTGCTAATGCTAATGCGTTGGACAAATCAAACTCAATAGTTCCACTCATGTCGGGAGACTTTTCAGATCTCTTTTCATTGTTTGTAAACAGAACTAATCTGCCGTTAAATAAATTTTCGTAAGCCATTTAAAGAATGTGATAGTGGGCAAGGATAATCTCGTTTGTTAACGAGGACATAGTTACTTTTTTGTCAGTAATATATCTTTTCTGCACTTCTTGTTGCATTTTTTTATATGCTTTTTGATCAATCAGCGCATTGATACGGATCTTTGGATAATCCTTAGAATTTTCCATCTTCTAACTCCTTAAGACAGTTTTTAAGTTGCAAAACTGTCATTTGTTGTAGTTTAGATCCTTCACCTTGTATTTTGTACTGATTAGCTTTTGACAAAACCCATAACCTTTTTTGCTCGTCATCTTTCATCTTAACGTTCAGTTCATTCATAATCATGCTTACAAGCTCTTCGCTGCTGTACTGATTTTTCTTAATAGGTTCTGGTTTAGGCTCGGTTTTAGTAACAACCTTTAGATGCGGTTCATTGTCTTCTATTTCTTCTTTAGCCCATAATTCATAACCTAAAGAAAACTGAAACGCACAATGTGCAACAAAACCTCTACGTTGAGAGTCTGATACTTCTCTTGCATCAATCTGTTGTCTTTTCAATGCCTGTTTTTTATTACCCATTATTGGATAAATAAAATCAGAAAATTTGTTACCTTCAGGATCTTGAAAATAAAAAATAAAATACATAGAACCATCTGGTGCATCAAATAATGGTGTACCATCCTGTTCATTCATTTTTGTATGATGTGTCCAACCAGGACACTTCTCATTAAATATGGAGGCAACTTTCGCCCATGCCATATACTTTGCCTTAAAACCTGTAGGCAGTTGATGTACATCTTTTATTTCGATGACACCTGCAAGATTAGGATTATTAGTGTTCATAATCTAAATATCTCTAACTTATATGATCATGTCAAGATCATATATTCATATGTAAACAAAACTTGTTTTCCACAGGGTGATGCGTAATGATGCAAACTGCATACTTTTGCATCACATTGCATCACTATGATGAAACGAATTACAGTTACTATTTCAGAAGTAACAAAGGCTAAATTAAAGAAAAAAAAGCCCACATACCTGTCACTGTCTAAATACATCAATATGATATTAGAAAGTAGTCTTGACAACCTTGACAGCCTAGTTAGACTACCCGCGTACCGTGTCGGTGCGGAAGAAACATCTACTAAGTTAGATACAAACATTTCTACACCTGTAAACGAAGACAAGGTACACTTTGAATCTTCTAATTTTTCTTCTAAAGAAAAAAATTTAAAAAATTCAATCAGTATTTTGGGGGAAGATGTCGGAAGGGAGTCTGAGGGAAACCCTAAGAACACCCCTTTACCGTATGATTTTGAGACTAGTATTCCTGATAAATTAAAGCCATATTCTGATAAAATCGCATCGTTTTGGCGTGTTAAAAAAGGTACAAAAAATAGACTAGCTTGGTCTTTGCAGATGGGAGAACTAGAAAAAATATTAGATAATCTTGGTAAAAAAGTTCTTGTAGAGCAACTTGATCAGGCTTGTATGGCAGGTACTTGGAAACAGATTAACTATAATAGAACTATTGAATACTCTGATAAAAAAGAAGAAGTAAAGCAAATAAAGCACCCAGCACATAAAGTATTTAAAGCTAGTGATTTAGGTTGGTGAATATGAAACAACTACCTCTTATACAAGTTAATCCTATGAATGGTGATAGATATTATGTAAACGAATACAAGCCATCACTAAAATATGCATCTGTTACCAACATTCTTGCAAAAACTGTATCTAAATCTATGGCTTATGGTTTACAGATTTGGAGACAAAAACAGATAGATGCAGGGCTTGATCCTGACATAGAACTTAAAAAAGCAGCACAACGTGGATCTGATTTACATAATTGGACAGAAAAATATATTAATAGTGAGACTCCGCGAGTGTTACCTGAGTACAAAGATTACATAGATAAAATAAAACAATGCCCTATATGGAAACATATAGATGAAGTTATATGTACTGAACAAAAAGTTTGCAGTGATAAAAACGTAATACCTTTTGCAGGTACGTTCGATGCATTGTTAAAAATTAATGGCAAGACAGTATTGTTTGACCTAAAAACAAAAAATGCAGATAAGTCTATACCTACAAAAGAATTAACAAATGAAGCATTATGTCAAATGCAAGCATATCGTGTCTGTCTAAAAGAAAATCATGATATGGATGTAGATAGATTTATTGCACTGTATGTATATCCAGATCAACCTGCATATCCTGTACACGCAAGTGGTGAGGCATTGACTATCTATGAAAACTTGTGGACTAAAAGATTAAAACAATACGCAAATCAACAACTATGGCAATGACAAGAAGAGAACAACTGTTAAAACAGGTAAAAGAACACGCAGAAAAAATGCGTAAGTTTCAACAGGAGTTTCATAAAAACATGAGCAATAAAGATGAAATGACATCCAAGGACTTGCAGTATATGAATAAAGTTTTTGAGCAGATGAAGCTAGACCATGAAAAATTATTAACTGAATACTATAACTACAAAAAACCTGACTTATGATTGACAGGTATAGATATTAACCTATACTATAAATTATTATCTCTTAAAACAAATGAAAGACAATTGGTTTATTGATGTTCCTGAGTTAAGGAAAAAGTATTTATCTCTATCTGAGGAAGGTAAAGCTCAAACAAGAAAAGCTGCAATAGAAATGCAAAAACAATTAATTTTTTCTGAACCTTGGCATCTTGACGGATTTTCTGAAAAAGATAAAAAAGCATTTATGGCAGATTTAACAGAGGATCAAATAAAAGATATGTCGAGAAGATATAACGAATACAAATTTAAAAATAGAAATAAAGGTTTTAAGTAAATGAACGTACCAATTCTTGCAGAAGAGTATTTATCCAGGCTTGCAGAACTAAAAAAAGAAATGGATGAATGCCAAATAGAAATTAAGCTTGTATATGCAAAGCTAACAAAGTATTTAGCAGAAGGACATCTTGACTATTTAAAGTCAAGTTCTGGCAGCATTACATACAAAAACAAACAGTATATACCTGTAAAGGGTAGAGTTGTTTACGATTACAGCAGTGATCCTGATATTGCTGCAAAACAAAAAGAGTTACGTCAACTAAAAAAAGTAGCAGAAGCTATAGGTACACTAGAGTCAAAACAATCTCCTGATTCTTGGAGAATAAAAGATGTGGAGGCAGAATGACTACTAGAAAGAACTGGCAATGCCCCGAATGTAAAAGTACTGGCTTTGCTGTATTTAAAACTTACCCTTATCAAAAGCACATATTACGTTGGGTAAAATGCAAACAATGCAAATACAATATGTACACAAAAGAAGAGATTATTACAAAAGAAGATGTTACCTGGCGTAGTGA